TACCGTGAATCAATGACTTGCAACACCCAATTGATGGCTGACCAGAAACCCTCATTAGTCGATGATTGAAAAATGTGTTTGAAATTTTGGGCCAACAGATCAATCGTTTCAGGAACAGTTGAACCATTGTCAAAAACAATGATGTCATTTTCGATGTTGAAATTCTTGGTAATCTGTTCATTTTTGATGCTTTCAATCACTTGTTTCAAAATGTCAAAACGAGTTTGTTCTACACAACAAGTGATCAACAGGTAAAGAGTTTTCTGTGTCATCAAATTACTCACAAGGAACAGCAGTAAATCCGTGTGGCTCGATTGTGATGATGCACTTGATGTTTTGACTGGGTGGGTGCTCTGAACAACAACATGAACCCGTCGACACCCAACCTTCACCTCGAGTGAGGGCAGCAAGAATCGGTTCCAAGAACAGTTCACGTAGTCGAGCTTCAAACTCACCCCCGGTGATGAGTCCCTCTTCGTACATTTCTACGTACGTTTTGGTGATCACAACGATATCGTTGTCTTTCATCACAGTGATTCAATCAACCTTCTGTAGGGTTCATATCCCATGGGCAATTTCAGGTGTTCAACGTTTGGAACTGCAGGTGTTGTTGCCGATAGAGCGTCTGCTGTGAAATCTATTGCAATTGCACATGGTGGTAGCACTTGTTCAGCAATACCCACGGGAGTTGAAATAACAGAGATGTTTAGCAAACCACATTCAATCAATGATTGTGGGCCACCTTCGCAACGAGCAGTCACGGGGTACAAGTCTAGACATTGATAGAGCTCATTAACATTTTGTTGGGGAGGTCGTTCAAAATATGTGAAAGGAACGTGTTCTTTCAACAAGCGACTAATGACGTACTGTCGACGCCATCCAATAAGAACTACGTGCAAATTTTGATGTCGTGTCTTGTTTTGTACGATGTAATCACACAAGATATCAGGACCCTTTTCAAGCTTAGGCAAATACTGACCCATGGAAATCCCAGCACCTTCTGTGTCGCGTTGCGCGCTTCCAATGAGAAATGCGTCAATTGGCAACTGATACTTCTGTCTGAGCGCTGTTTTGATCTTGTTCATATTTCTTTTTCCAACGACGTTTAGAGGCTTCTGAACATTTCTGGCATGCTTCTTTTGATAGACGTTGTCCTCGTTTTTTAATTGCAATTTTAGCTTTTGTTTCATCTGAGTGTCGTTTTCCATGTCGGGCAGCCATTTTTCCCGTGCGCCCAAATTGTGGATTTCGTTGACCCAATTTTGTTTCTCTCAACAACGCACGTGTTTCTTCTGAAATAGGCGGCCGTTTTTTTGCACCCAAAGATATTTTCAATTGTTCATTTGGATCCATGAAACGACGATGTTGAGCCTCACTAAGATGTTGTCTTGCAAGAACATTTGGTACTGCGCCTTCGCCACCCGTTGATGAATTGTATCCATGATTTGGGTCATTACTTTGATAAAATGTAATCCACTTCTTTTCAGCTAGCAGTGCTTCAGATTGTGTAGCCAGTGTTTCTAGAACAATGGATATCCAATCACTCTCACCATAAAGTGAAATTGCACGATGAAAATGATACTTGCTACCGCATTTGGCGGTTGCAACATGTCTCCTCCAACGCTCATCAATGGATTTTGATGTCCAACCTACGTAACATTTGCTAGTTGTTTTGTTTGTGTGTTGGTAGATTATGAACATGTCTCATTGTAATCTACCGTTGGAACACGTAAATTGCTGTGTGGGAGAAATTGTTGGAACATCATCAATGTTCTCTAGTGTTGTCATCTTGAATATGGATCCATTTGCCCAATAATTGATGACGTGAATCGGTTTCTGGGTCAGTGGACGGATGAACGCTTCAGTGTACCTATTCGGCACGTGGTACACCGTCGTGAATTTATCACAGGCAATGAAGTCTGCCAACTCTGCTGTCCCAAACTTTTCTGGGACGATGTGATGCACCGTGGTGATGACCTTTTTACCGTGCAGAAGACCCGGGTCAGCCAAGCGCCGCCAACACCAGTTTGCATGCAGCCACACCACATCAGCATCTTTTGGGTGCAAGACACTGATGTCACCGTTGTCTTCATTCCACTCTTTGACAAAACGGTCAACGATCCATGATTCGTTTGGTGCTAGAACGAACACGCGATTCATGTCGAGATACTACCATCAGATGAGCGACGCGAACAACTCAATGTACGCTTGTGCCACGTGGTTGATGTCGATATTCAAGATTCCCGTATAATCGAGATCCTCGCGGGAAGGCAAAAACTTGACCTGTGTGACGTCGATCTCAGGTGGATTATCGTAATCTGCCAACTCAAAATTATAGGCATGCGGTTCTTTGAGGACTATCCCATAGGCACCGTGACCGATCAGTTCCTTGGTCCCACCGACCTCACTGCACACCACGGGGGTACCCTGTGACAGTGCCTCAACGATGACGTTGGGACAGTGATCAGCCCATGCCAGGTGTAGCATCCAGTTCGCGGCAGAATAGATCTGCATGTAGACCTCAGGGCCAACTGCTCCTGCATAGAAAATGTGGGGTCCCACGATTCGACAATCAGGGTGGTCACCCAAAACGATGAGACAGCTATTTGGATGCTGCGTAGCACGCAGGTGATCAAACAATTTGATGTTTGCTGCAAGTCTCTTTTGTGGGTGCCAGTTAGAACTACAGACGTAAATTTGATCGTAGGCGGCGCGCATCTCCGCGAGCTTAGGAATAGTAATCTCCTTGACTCTTGTCAGTTCAAGGTCAACGCCATTGCTGATGATTGTGTAAGGTTTCTGTTGATCGTGAACACCCCACCAGTGATCAACCATGTCATGATCAAATTGTGATTGGAACACGATACAATCAGCTCGGTCGAACAAGGCCTTGATTCCTCTATTTTTGATTTCGTACTCGTTGGGTTTAAACCATATTCCATCGAGACGTTGGACGACTTTCTTGGCCAATGGCTGACCCGTTGGTTCAATGAAGACCAACGACACGTCAGCTTCGGGACCTTTGTCGACCAACTCGTGACCTGAGTTAAATAGGGCAACTGCAAGTCGCTGTGCGAAAGTCCCAGGGCCAGTTTTGAACTGATGTACGTTGTCAAAATGTACTTTCACGAGCGCTTCTTGACCTCCATGATCAGTGGCACCGCAAAATCAGTGCCATTCAACATCATGGCCATCAGAGCAATTTCCTTGGTCGTGATGTTATCGAGCCTGGCACGTTCACTGAAGATGTTAGGATCTAGCTCGTGGGTGTTGTTGATGAGGATGCCATCATAGTACTGTTGTGCCAAATAATTCATCGATTCATTGCTGATTTCGACCTTGGCAGCGGTCATCACCTCGACCAACGTCTCGAAGATCTCACTGTAGATCTGCGTACAAACAAGGACGTTCAAGTCCTGGTCAGGTCTGATATATTTCTTGAGCTTTCCTCCCAACAGAGAACTGATTGCCTCGTGCAATCTCGGTGGTTTCATGGAATTCCTTTGACGCTTGTTTCGAGAAAGTCACTGTACTGCTTGACACAGGTTTGCCAGTCGGTGAGAGGTTGTGCCTGGGCGATCTTGGGAAATTCATTTGCCAACAGGTCACGCTTGAGTTCTTCCCAAGAATGGTACTGAGCTGCATCTCCTGCAAATTCTACTGCACCGCCACCGTCTGTGTGAACGAAGGTCGGCAGGCCACACGCGAGGCTCTCGAGCACGTGATTGGGCCCAGGATCCCACCGTGAGGCACTGACATAGACATCGTGTTTGCCGAGCTCTTCCCCGAGTCGCTTACCACTCAAAGGTCGCACCACGGTGGTGTTCTTGAAGTTGCACTTGTGTCGACCGATGTAGGTGAAAGCGAACTTGTCAGGGTTCTGTCCGACAAACTTATCGAGTTCCTCGTAGATGTCGGCCCCTTTCATCGAGTTATCCGACCAGTGGTGGGCTGCGATGTTGACCTTGCCATTGTTCAACTTGGACTGTGACTTGAAGACCTCACGGTCAACACCGTTAATGATGACGGTGTTGTTGGTACAACCCCATCCCTTTTTCTCGAAGTATTCCTGCAACCATCGTGAGACAAAGACGGTGCCGTCGACATGGTGAGACAAGGCAATCAGCATCTTGTCGACGTCAGTCGTTCCCTTGCGGGCATCGTTTTCATTAACGCGGAGCACGAGCTTGACGTCGCGGTGCGGGCTCATCACCGACTTGTACATCACTGCCTGTTCGGCAGAGATACCGTACCCATCATTGTCGATTCCTGCGAGGAGCATTGCATCAGGTGCCACCCGCGAGTCGTCAGCTGCGATGACTTGGTGACCGTGTTGAGGCAGCATTTCGTATGCCGCGTGCACGAAAGCATTGCCCCCGCCCCAGGGTCCACGAACAGGTAGCCTATTGACGTAGATCTTCATGTTACAATATTATCACCGTGGTATCATAAGGTTCACTGTCTGTTGACAATGAAATTTGACGATTCATCGTCAATCCAAACAACCTGTGTCATCCCCTGGTGTCCGTGAATGTCAATGACGGTGTCGATGTCAGGGTAGTAACTCATCGCAGTCTTATCAGACAACCAAACCAAGGCACACCAATTGGTGTCAAATTGACAACCTTCGGCGACCTTTCATAGACCTGAGACACCTGAAGCATCTTGATTACGTTGTAGGTAGAAGCGTTTCATGATTGTTCTCTTGTTCGATAGACGATATTTGTCACGTAGATGTACGGCTGTTTCAGTTGGCCACTTTCGATGCAACCACGACATGCCCAAAGAGGGTAGCCCGAAATCCATCCGACGTCGGCAATCTCATCTTTGATCGCGTAGCAGAGTTTGCACCGCTGGTGATCCCAACGACTCATTTAATGTAACTTCTCTGACGTAGGAACACTGCCTCATCGCGCTGGAATCGAGCATCAGGCGTCTGGTAGGTCGCTGGGACATCATCGATCGTATAGTGATAAAATACACGGGGAATGAACCCGCGACGCTTAGAGTTGTGCAAGACCGGCAAATAAATCGCCTGATCGCCAGCGCGCTTGATGTACTCACCGTCTTCACCGCGGAAGTTTTCATCCTTGACATCATTGAGCATGCGCTTACGGAACGTCTTCAGGTGACTGGAAACCCATGGGTGTGTGTACGGGTCAGCATCAGGGGACATCGGTCCTGAGATGTTCTTGTCAGTGAATCCCCACCTGTGAGCCGTCCACAGGGCATCAAAATCGCCTTGGTTGTAGAAGACATTGAGGTACTTGAGAGCGTCAAGCTCTGTCAACCAATCGTCTGCATCAATGCGACAGATGATGTCGTCGTCGTCACACAGTGAGATCCCGTGAAGGACGTTGGCGACCTCCCATTTTTTCTCAGCGTTCCAGATGGCCGTCACCTTGCCAACGTTCATGTCATCGAAACGTCGCAGCCAGTCCTTGGCAGAACACACCTGAATAGGGTCACTGACATCATCGATCAGAATCAGACGCCAGTTCTTGTATGACTGCCCATACAGCGAGTACAACATCTGTGGCAATGTGGCCTCTGCGTTGAACATCGGAGCCACAAAGCAGAATCGATTTTCACCAGTCATCGAAGTTTGTGACGTCATGTTCATCTCCACACATGCAGAAAATTGACACGCATTGGCCTATACCCGTGTCGATGATTTTCCATCCAAGAGCTCCACCGGCTGCACCAGCATATGGAAATTTGCCTTTGTGTTTGTCGATGATGTGTTGATTGACCCAAGCGTTTGCTTCTGCACGTTGTTCTTTTGAAAGGAAACCAACCGGCTGAAGATCTGTTGATGTTTTTCGTGGCCTGCCATACTTCCTTTCGAACCATGCATCTGAACCGAAATCATCGGCTAGCTTGAATTCACCAGTCATCACGGGCGCCTCCTGGTTTTGTGAGCAAAACTTGACCGTAGTCAACTTGCTCGTCAGCGAAACGTCGGTCGTCAAAAAATAGTCGACGATCCATCACGATCAGTTCTTTGCTGGGATCATCAATGGTATCAATCAGGTCGCGGCACTGGATTCCTGGGTCTTTCTTTGACGGCATGTGGTAATCGTCAAAGAGCATGCATTGCTTCCATTTGTCCTTGGTCAATTCCCAATCGAGCTTGGTCGCCTCGTAGGAGTGATCACCGTCAATGTAGATGAGGTCGAACTGTTCGTTCATTGCCGGCAACACCTGACCTGATGTTCCTTTGACGAACTGGATGTACCCGAACCACTCGCGGGGGAAGACTTGTTGCAACATACCCACGTATTTCTCGTCAAGGTTGGGATCGACAGTGGTGACCTTGCCCACGATCCCCGCGTCATGGAACGCCCGGGCCGCACAGAACGTAGAGTAACCGCGACCAAAGCCGATTTCCAACATCGACGTCATGTTATATTTTCTGATCAGGTGATAGATCAGGATGCCTCGTTCATAGTTGGCGCGGTAGAATGATCCGTATTTCTTGTAGTTGGGATCAGCTGCCTCGCGCTGGCGTTCTGCAGTGAATCGACCGATGTAGTCAAAGTCTCCCATGATGACTGTATCGGGTGAGACACCGAGCTCTTCGAGCTTCTGTTTGATGTTGATCGTTTTCATTTTTGCATCACCTTGGGTTGTGATCGGGTACACTTGATATGAGGTGTGGTTTTTCCAGTCCACTTTGAGTGCCAGATGTGACCGCCTGTTTTTTCTGTGAGTTCTTTTGCCCGTGATTCAATCATCTCATCGGTCACTTGCGACCACGGGACATCGAACATCATGTTGTTTTCTGTTGTGTCAGATGTGTCTTTATCCCAGAGACCTGACCAGTGATTTTGCCAGTAATCACGATAGAGCTTGATCTTCCGCGACATATCATACCAACTGTAGTGAAACACTGACGGCAACTGTGAGACTGCGACATTGAACCAACTTTCGTACTGCTGCATGTCATTTGACTGCAATCCCCTCAGACGAACCTGATCAACATCAGGCGTGTAGAACGAAATGTGAGGAATCCGTTCACCCGTTTCTTTATCAACCATGTCACACCCGTCGGTACCCAGGCGGGCCATAGGATGCCCAGACGCGTCGATCGCACGAAGTTCCCTGGGAATTCCATGGGTAATGTTGGGCTTGTTCCGCGAGAGCCGCCATTTCCAGGGTTGAACGTCAGCACGAACTTTCTCGGGACCACCCCAATACTCAATGACGGGCAGTGAAATGATGTCAATGTCGCGCGGCATGTGACGACATA